GTGTACGTCCATCTTAAATCCCAGCTCCGCAAGCTCGTTGCGGTGGCACGGCGGGACTTCGGTGTTTCCCGATCGGATGTCGATGCACAGGCTTGCGAACGAACGCGCGGCCTTGACGTTTTTCGGCTCGGCGTAGCTTTCGAAGACGGCGTCGTAGCCGGCCGGACCGCCGCCGTTGTGAAACGCCTTGTCGCGCGGCACGTTAACGTCCAAGCCACGTTCTTTGATGCTGCGAAACGTCAGCATGTACTTGTCCGTGAACGTTTTGAGCGACTTCTTCCGCCGCTGTTCGGCCATTTTTTTTGTCAGCGTCTCACCCTGACCGCCCGTGGTCGAGTTCAGTCCTTTTGCATACGTGTTGTGCTTCTCAATGAGCGCAATCTCGCGCTGGTCCATCCAACGTTGGCACTCGACTAGATCTTCCCCATTGCTCCACTGTTCTGTTGTGATTTCGCATTCGAACGCTCGCTCTTCGAGCATCTCAATAATAAACACGCCCCTTTTGTTGTACTTCGTGTCAAAGTCGCCGCCCTTCTTGGCACCTAAGTGCTCCGCATTGCGCTGCTCCAGCGTTTGACGCGTCTGGCCAACGTAGACGATTTCGCCAAACGTGTCTCTGTAGGCGTACAGCCGTCCGATTACTTTGCTCGTCACTGCGAGCGGCGCTGCGTTAGGCGCCGGCGCAGAGGTGAATCCGTAGCGGAACAAACTCATTTCCCCCCGTCTTTTTGCCGTTGGGATTTTGAATTTCGAGTGGGCTGACAGCGCATTTTTAAGAAGGGAAAAAAGAAGTAAAGATTATGAGGATCTAAATAGGATCTAAATGTGCGACCGTAGGGGGGGAAAAAAGTAAAGTGCAGAATATAATTTATATTTTGCGTAGACGACGTGGAAGCGCCGGAGATTGATCCGCAGAACCGTGTGCTTCTCACACTCGATGACCACGTCTTCAAGCTCATCCAATCAAATTTCAGTAATTCAACAGAGACACACGATAGATCAGACAATCACCGCCGAATGCTGGCCACGGGTGACCGGTAGCGTCAAGCGCTGCCTCTGCTTTATGAAACGGAACGCGGTACTTTATCTTGATGCTCAAGCTCTCGCTCTTCAAAAAAATCGACGCTTTTCCGTAGAGCATGGGCGACGGGACCAACGGAGTGGCAGTTTGCAAGACGACCCGGGTCGAGTGGGATCGGTACAATACCACAACGCGCACTGGAGCCGTTGTATCTAAGATAAGTTTACAGTCGAAGACTGCCGCGTTGCCCTCGATGACAGGCATCAACTTGACTTGGCCAATCCACAGTGATGAGATTGCATCGACGGGCGGCAGAGTGCGGCGCTTGGGCTTTGGTGCGTGGCGCTGGAGCTTTGGTGCGTGGCGCTTGCGCTGTCTCGGTATCGCTACTTCCATTGCACACGCCAGGTGTTTAAGAGGATCTTTAGAGGATCTTTTATAAGTACCCTGGCAGGACATCACGTAACCATACTATGATGCTTCAGCGTCTCCGGAGTAAACGGAGCCCCGGTTGTACAGCTCGACATACGAGTTTTCGTTTGTGTTACCCAAAATAGCGTCGTGGTCGGGTAGTTTGGTGCGCACGGCGATCTCACCAGCACGATCGCCGGGTCTCATGTATACTAATAAATTGTCGTTTGTCTGCTCAAGTTCGAGCCGGTATTGCTGACGCGATTGCTCTAGAGCACGCCGGAATAGCTTTGGTCCGGTAACGTCGAGCACATCGCAACCATAATCACGTGCTTTGACACGCGCATTGATCATATTAAGCGCAATTTCGAAGACTTTAAGGTTTGGACGCGCAGCAAGGAACGAGGTTTGTATACCGGACCAATTGCACCGGCGGTTGGTAAACGAGAAGTCTTTGACGACGACAAGCTCATCCACACCACGACCGACGAGTTCGTCTAAAGTAACGGCGAACTGCTGCGTCAAATCCGAGTAGACTCCGCCGTGCTTGTGCAGGACACAGTATCGAAATACATCCGCCTTGAATGCGCCCGGGACCAAAGACAAATATGACCGCAACATATCCGGGTGCTCCGCCTCGATAAACATCTGGCAGCGCATATCTGAAAAATACTCGATTCTATAATTTGGATTGGTGACCTCAGTGGCACGGAATAGGTCAACAACACTCTGTGGCAACTCCGCGACCTCCATTGGGCCGGTTTTGTAGAGTACCGGCCGTATCTGCATGTGTTCGTTGCTCGACGAGGGCTGGATTGGGCGGATTCTCACGAGCTCGGAGTACCTGAACGTTTTCAGATTGATTGCAATTTGCTCATCGACGGCACGTAGAAGATAAACGCAAACGACAACGACCATGAGCATCGCTAGCAATACCAACATGAAGCAGGTCAACATGGTCTATACTTTTTGCGAGTCATTTTTTGATGAAGTACGCTGTCTGTACACTTGAAAGTTTAACCGATAACTAGCTCAGAACACCACACATAGCGCACATAGCGCCATGGTCAACCGTAGCCAGATCAAGAAGGCCAGTGCGCCACAGACGATGATGATGTTCGGAAAACTATCGTCTGCGAAGGCACCCAGGCCGTCGGAGATGCGGGTTGCGACAACCAGTGGGTTGACCACTGCCAGCGCGTTCTCAACTGGGCCAAGCAAGCTTAACAACCGCCTGCTTGGCCCAGTCAAAGGCGTCTATGAGCAGATCAGTAGGGTCTCGCTCGACCATTATTACGGCGGCGCAGAGCACAAGAACGCCTCCGCTCTCATGGACAAGCTGCTGGGCATGCCTTTTATGTGGGCCTACAAAACCCCCTATGAAGAAATTTACGATAAAAATATTGTAAATATCGTATTCTATTCCAAGGACGTGCATGGTGAACTGTTCTTTTTTTCCAAGATTGCGTCGGAGCTTGCGAAGGCGCCTATGTTCAGCTGGGCGGAAATGACGGACGATTTGGATTATTTATTCGCAAGACTTGCGGCGCTTGTCCGTCTGACGTACTGCTCGAATCGTGTCACGCAGTTCTGTCGCCCGAAGCACTGGGAGCCATGGCCCGAGCAGCCCACGAGTGTTCTATGCGCATACACCATGTTTGAGAAGGAGCTAACATCATCATAGATGTATCATCATCATAGATGTATCATCATCATAGATGTATCATCATAGAAATGGCATGCTCTACCGCTTGCGCTTTAGCGGGCGTTTGAGCACGGTCTTTTGTGTAGTACTGCTGTGCAAAGAGAGACCGTACTCGTCGCACTCGGATGCGTCGAGGTATTGTTCGGTTGTGAACAGTTCGTCCATCTTTCTGCGTGGGATAGTTGTGTTTATCTCGTAAAGTTTTCGGACACTGTTCTGGACTCGCTCGCGACAGCGCAGCTCCTCCTTTTCGTTTGTGAGCGTTTGGTAAACGAACGCAGCGGATGAGCGTATCTGATGTATCAGCACGTGCGCAAAAGGCCGCACCACACGGATTTCACCCGCTAGAAACAGAAAAGTTGCTGCGCTTGCACATAACCCCTCGGCATACGTGTGTAGCTGGACAGTATTTCGAAGCGCTTGCATGAAGTCGTACAGCATTAATCCGGAGAATGCACATCCTCCGGTACTGTTAATGTGTACGTACAGGTATGGTTTTGGCTGTGGGCTTGACGACGCAAGACTGTTTCCCACGTTTCTGTTCTCGTTCACGAATTCGGAGACGCATTTGATAAATTTAGCGGCGCTCTCGGCGCTGATCTCGTCATGGTAGAAGATATGCGCACGGTCACGCCACACCAGCTCGGTCGACGTTTCGGGCGTCGTGGAAGACATCTTATGTTCGTAGTGTTAAATCTCTGTTAAATCTCTTTTATTTTGAAAAACTCACAATATCAAAAAAAATTAGTTTGTCGAAACATGTCTGCGGATGTACACGTGGTGCGCGCGGCTAAAACCATCCGCGATATGATGCATGTCAGAGGCTACCGAGAGCAGCCTGACATTTCCAAGATGGCTGGCGACGGCCCTTCAATGGCCTTTACCGAGCGTCGCAACAATCGTGTGGTTGTTAAGTGGTTACTTCCATTGAAGAGCCGTGTTGGGGTGAAAGACACGCGTTTACTAGTGGAGGAGATGAATAGGGCGAACATCAAGCACGTTATTATGGTGGTGGCGAAAGACCTGACGTCGTTCGCTTGCACCGAGCTCTCAAACTGTTCACTGCGCATTGAGAAGTGGCTGATAAGCAACCTACAAGTCAATCCGCTCACGTTCTTTCTCACGCCCGAGCACCGAATGCTGACGTTAACAGAGAAGAAGGCACTGAAAATTGTTCAGTCAAAGTTGCCAAGAATGATGTTATCCGATGCCATTGCGCGCTTCTACGGCGCAAAAAAAGGCAACATATTTGAGATTAAGCGCATTTCTCCCGACGGTTTTCAGTACACCGTTTATCGGATAGTCGTATAGAAAAGTGTATTTATTAGACCACCAAAAAAAAACGAAGCCTGTTTCGAAATCATGGTCGTTCTAGTTGTCGTTCGCCCCGACGAGTCACCAGTCGCCGTAAAATCCCTGTCGGTCTGCGTGGATAACAAGCTACAGGACCGCCCGTTCCGTATCGGATCTGATCTCGAACACTATTTTTTTCGCGTGCGGCAGCTCGACGGCAAAATTATGCGCTACGAAACGCCGGACTATTACTTCCTTCCGATCATGAGAGATCTTTTCAACCAGAACGAAAAGGAGGAAAGCACGGCCACGCTACTTGATGTGGCGCAGAGAGTTCGGTCGTGCCATCCACTCGACGGGAAAGCATCAGAAATGCTATGCAGGTGGCTCGCAAACTATGAACGCTCGTATAAGATTTGGACTCAGCGCCGTTCTACACAGAATGCCTTTGTCGCCGCTCAAATCGTCGAAGGCTGCAACAGCGAATGCAGCGAGTATGACAGTGATTGACACGCTAATCGAGCCAGCGATTCTGATGCTTAGTACGTTTTGTGGTCGCCGATGATGAGGCGAAGCCGGATGGCTTTGTCAGGTTATTTGGCGTAGACACGCGATTTAACGCGAGCATATCGGAAAACACTGACCGGCGCTCTGCGTTGATCTCCGCAGGAGCGCTAAGTGATCTCGGCGATAAGAAGCCGCTGCTCAATATACCCCCGAAAAGCAAAAGGAAGAAGTGCACCATCGTCTGTGCGACGTACTTGTTCATCACTGGATCGCAAATGAAATGCTCTGTCAGTGCTCTGTCAGTGCTAATTGTGGCGTATTTTAATTATCGACCTCAATACGACCGTTCATTTCTTGATGTGAAGTACAACGATAATAATATTCAGAGTCTGCATTGATAGGTACTGTCCATACTACATCACTTCCTTGTCGAACTAGTTCAGTAATCGAATCTTCATTTTTATTTTCGATGATTAATGGGTGATTTGCGCTGACTCTTTTGAACGTATAAGTCGCTCCTCTATTTACACGAAGAGTAGGATTACTATCCATGTATTCGTCAACACTCCAGTAGGCGGTTCCAACATTATCAAACTTGAATATTGTACCTAACGCAGTGGCACTATCACCAGTGCCACTTTTGTTTCTACTTATCACAATACCGCTAACAATTCCTATTATGATTAGTATTAATGCAATACCTCCAAAAACTCCAAAAAGCAACACGCGTTTCATGTTTTTGTTTACGACAGATTTTACGACAGATTTACGTAAGTTCGGACGTGATATTTTTAATGATTTAGTACAATAGCTTGTGGAAATGAAGCGTGCGGCAGGTTTAGGTCTGACAGTTTTGAGCGTGGCGATTTCGTTCGTGGTTGCCTACTTGCTCCTCACGTGGTTAGCTCGTCAGGCACGGTATAGCTGCGTTGGAGGCAATTGCATTGAGTGCACGCCTGATGACTGGAAGAGTGGTACGTGCCAAAACCTTTCCAGGGTTGAATGCAAGCAGCGGTGCGGTTATAGATGCAACGGCGGCATGTGCGAGCCGTGTAGACCCAGCGACGTCACGCCGTGCCCCTTCTCGGAAAGCCAGTGTTTGAGCCGCGACGGGTTTCCGACCTGTGGCTATAACATTGACGGCCATGAGCAACTTTACGAGACTTCCGACGGCGCAACAACGTTATGGGCGGAGACTTGCACGGCTTGCGACGGTTCTGAGGCCTGCGACAACTACCCGAACGGGTTATGCGGGAACAACGCGGGCTTTACGTGTTCGCAATACGACCTTGGCATGTGCGTAAAATGTAGCGACCAAGGCAGCGGCGCATCATGTCAGATGCACCCAAGCCGCCTAGACGATGTCACGTGCGGGGTAGATTCGAGCACACCTTGCCCCATTTTCACCTGTTTCGACGGTGCGTGCCACGAGTGCGTGCACGGTCAGCAATCACTTGACTACGCAGACGAGTACAACTGTTACTTGGCTGTAATTGGCGAGCGCACCGCGTTCTTTGACTCGACATGCGGCGGCGGTCTCGGGTGCGACAATTACTACTGCCGGTTCAACGGGCAGTGCGCCGCATGCGACCAAATCGATCCGTTTGGCACCCTAGGACTTTGTGGTCCGACCGAGGTGCTCGGGAGAGGCGACGGCACGACATATGACGAGTACGGCGAGGTGCTGCTTTACGGCGTGTCAGGTGCGCTTGCTAAAAATTATTGCGACGAGAACTGTGAAAAACACGTGCGCTGGTTTTGCGACAATGCGACGAGAACGTGCAAGACCACCACACCCGAGAACGGATTCATAGACGAGTCTTTTGGGTGCACCGACGGGGAATGCAATTGGTTTGAAAGCGCCGAGACATGTCAAATTTACTGCACAATGACAGGCGTATGCGAATCGACGACGATCCCTGTGCTACGAGACGCCGACAATAACCCCGAAGCGTTTGGCGTGTGGACCTTTCATTCAAGTGCACTCCATGGAAGCGAACGACCCGGTCTCGACGACAAGGACATTGCGGAATTGGTCCAGATTCCATACCGCTCTCTCCGTGTAGCAAGCCTATATCCGTACTTGGAAAGCGATTCTACAACAACAGTCGTTGCGTCAAATGGGGATTATTCGCTGGAGTTCGACAAAACCATTGGCAAGCTCTTATATAAGAACATCGATCAAGTGATTTCTGAACTTCCTGCTGATGATCCACCGGAGTGCGAAGTGTCTTACGAGCTCGGAGTGCACCCCTACGGAATTCTCTACTTGCGTTGCGGCAGAAGCGATGATACGCAGCCATACTGGCAAACAAATCATGGTTCCAACGACGTGGACCTGAACACGCACTGGGCTTCGACGAGAGGCATCGGCGACACCTCCGACATTAGCATCGATCGTTGCTACCAGGCAAACGCGCATAATGCGTTTCTGATCGTACAGGGGAACGACAAGGGATGGGGGTTAGCAGCGCCTGTCTTCGGAGACGCCATGGGATTCGAATCGGATGTAGATTCGTACCGAAGCGATAACGCCGCCAGCGTGTACAATCATTTGAATAGTCTGCGAGATGCGAGGAATTGGATAGGCGGAATCAATTACTGCGAGGACATTTCGCTAGCTGACCTGAAACAAAACGCTGGTTACGGCGATCGCAATCACTTAACGCATATTATGCCAGACAACTCTGTCATGGCGCAGCTCCCGCGTTTGAAGTGCTCGCAGGTGTATGCCGAAGATGCAGAGGGTGCTGTAGTTCTGTGCCGCGCCCGGAAGGCGGCGTGTGTAGCGGACACCACCGTGGCGACGCTGCCAACACATCGGAATTTTGATCTATACAACGGCGATGCGGTAGTGCGCGCAGACAACTTTGAATATTCAATTACCACGTCGAAATACAGTATCCCGGGCGGGAACTACCAAAGTCAAATTGGCATGCAACTCTCCGAAACTAAGCCCCAGGGCGTGTACGCAGCCGAGAAATCGTTCGATTGGGGTCAAGTGAGTACCACCAATTCGGCATCAGAGTGCTCTAATAGCGTATATGGCAGGGCGTGCATAAGCCGCGCAGACGGCACAACCGTACCCGTGGCATTTGATCCAACGCACTACTTGTCTGAAACAACCACGGTGCGTGTACCAGACACCGGAAACTATATGCGGGCCGGCGCAGTACGATTGGTCAAAGCCTATCCAATAGTAGACAGCGTACACACAGTGCTCGTCTCAGACGATCGTAAGACGCACCTTGGCGTCTATGCCTCGTCAATTAATGACTCTACGACCCAGGAGTATCAAATGCTCAAGCATCTGTACCGAACCCAAGAAGGTTACGACGGAGATGAAGGGTACGGCATGGCTGACGTCGTGCTCCGAACGGAAATCACGCCAAACACCTGGCTCCCACTGTGGGTCGGCGGCGTACGTGTGGCGGGGGAACCATCCTTTGAGCTGAAGGAATTTACCAACGGGTCAAACAGTGTGCCGGCTTTAGCCGTTGTCGACCACCATGACGACAGTGGCATTTGGGAGGTAGGCAAGCCGCCGTCAGACCAAAGCCACCCGCATCTGGTCATGCAACCAGACGGCAACCTAATACTTAAGGATGATAACGATAACCAGAACCTGTGGATCAGCAACACCGCTGGGAACGCTGGCGCTTACGTGAAGCTCGTGGCTACAGTTGGCGGGGAGGCAAAGCTGCAAATCTATAGGGCAGACAGGACATTAATTACGAATTGGACGCCGACCAACAACGTAAACGCAACCAGTGCCCTGAACGGTAAGCTGTACTCGGGCATACCAAATGAAAAGCGGCTGTACGGTTACGACTACGTCGACGTGCTGACTGACACAGACTTTGTCAATCCCGGTGAACCAGATACACTCAATTCGGGTCAAAGTCTAGTGCAGGGCAAGTGTTTAGCCTCAGGGCCGTGCAAGCTCCTATTGACAGCGGGTCGATTGCGCCTTGTGCTGCTCGAGGCGCAGCTGCTCCTTGGCGATTGGAACGCAACGTACAGTGCGGCATCGGAGGGCGTCGCTTTTGCCGGCATTTCAATGGACCGCGGCTTTGTCATTGCGCGAACAGAGGGTGTGCCAGGCGTATGTGAGGAAGTCACCTTTGACATGCTTAGAACCGACAAAGACATGTTTTGCGAAAATGTATACGTCGAAAACAGCGACAATCGGAAGCAAAAATGCACCACAAAAGCGTTTGTCTGTGACTATGAATCGACGTATCCGGCATGTTTTCCGAGCGCAGGACAAATTGTGCCGGGGGCAAACATGGATCATGGTGCGACCACGGCAACATGTGCGTGTATGGCGTCATGCGATCCGGAACGCGCCAACCCTATCCAACTTGATTCACAAATGCTTGCCACGTTTGCGTTTGACTACTCGATTGACTTAAACAAAAGCACAGCAGGGTTTGCAATTGCCAATGCGGATAAGTATTGTTACTCGCCGGAAGTTGACGGAACTGGTCGTTACACGTTCAACGATTCCCGTGCGGACTCTAAGATCCGTTTCGTATCACACGGCGGAATCCAAGACCAGAAAGATTATTCTGGCGTGCTTGCCGAACCTGCAAACGGCAAGCATGGGATCGAGGAGAACCCGATTCTGATGACCTACTTCGGGATGTGCGACCACTATGCGCAAAATGAAGGATACAGGGCGGCGGCGCTTGTCGTCGACTCTGACTCCGATGGGTGTGCGCACGGTAAGAAATCCGCGTGGGAACGCATCCAATGGGCGGATGTGAAGCAAACTCTCTTTCAGATGCCGGGGGGGAGCGAGAGCATTCCGCCACACCTGGGTTGCTGCGTCTCAAACAAAAAGCATAGTTTCAAGAATGACCACAAGAGCTGTCCAAGCGGCTATGAAATAAACTATCGTAAAAACTTACTGTCAGCGCTCACGGATGTGGGTCTCGGCGTTAATTCTTACTCAGATGCGGACTGCTGCCGCCAAGACCCGTTCCCGCACGCAAGCGACATCAATTATCTGAAAGGCGAGCCAAGCAGGCGCTACGAAGCCTCTAAACAATATTCCGGTGTCGAAGGCCACCTCCCGCTGACCGACGGAGCTTACTGGCTTGCATGCCATGGTTGCTATTGGACGAAATACCTCAAAGAAGATTTCGGCGTCGATGGGCCGTGCGAGAAACAGAAGCAAACCCCTGCAGACACGGGCGACTACAGCTGGCGCGGATGGGACCAGGTCTACACCTGCGGTAGTGCGACAAATATGACCGGACTTCCGCGCTCTTGCCCGTAATGACTAGCGGCGGTTCGTCGTAGTCTTGTCCAAGGCCAAACGGATGACGCCCGTAGCCGTGTTTTTGCGCTCCTCCACGAGATTTTCGAACAGTTTTCGGGCAACCTGGCCGCGGTTCTCTTCAAACCACGTCCGGAAGTTAAGTCCGTCCGCGTCTAAGTCCGAAAAGGTCTTCTCCGTCATGGCGACAATTTTTTTGATTGTCTCAGGTCGCGAAGGTGTGCGGGACGTCTTCTGCCGCACGAAGTACGTGCCGCGCTGCGCAATATCCACACGGACAGGTGCCGGCGCCGGCGCCGGTGCCGGCGCCGGTGCGCTTGTTGGTGAGAATTCATCACTGCCGCCGAGATTTGTCGTGGCCCGGTTCTGCATAAAGTCGGCAACGTCCTTCGTCGATCGACTGATGATGTCGTTGAGCTCGGTACACTTATCCGCTAGTCCCTTGCGTCTTCGTTTTATTCTTTGGTCTACCGTTTCGTATTCCTCAATGACGCCTTTGAATGCAAACGAGCAGACTGAGATGGAATCCACGGTGTGCGTTTTTGGCGCCTTGTTAGTGAAGTCAAATGTGGGGTTTTTTACCACGCGAAGTTGGTGAATTCGGTCGCTGATTACTCGCTTCAGCTGCTCCACGGTTGCGATAGTCCGTAAGTCACTGATTCCGATGCCCTCCACTACGTGATTAACGTTTTGGAAGGTGACAACTCGTGACGATCTGTTGTATTTTAGCTTCACAAAGCGTTTTTCTCCTTCATTGTTTTCAAATTGGAGTATGTCCTTACCAACTGCGGACAGCTCGCCAATAATACGTTTCTTCAAATCCGACGCAACCTGCACATCAGGGCGAATCTCGTTCGATGCGCTGCGTTTCTCTCTGTCGATTTCTAGGTGGGCCCGGGCGAATGCACGCAAAGCCGGATGCGCCATCTGTTGTATGTGAAAGTGATTTTAACTCAATTTCTATTATTCTCGCTGGGAAAATGTACGAAACCCTATGCTCCAGCACGCTCAGTAATATAGAAGAGCGCCAGCGACAGTCGTACGCCACTATTCGTACACACGGTGTGTGTCCTGGTGCGCCGTTCTTGCCGTCAACGTCGACGTCTCTAAAGTGCTGGCACTGTGTCCATGCGTTTAGCGGAGTGCCGTGCCAGATACCGATGCACGCCTTTGAGAGCGCAGCGGTCAACATGTTGGGAAATTTCTGCTCGTGGTCGTGCGCCGTCTCTTGGATTATTGAACGCAAAATGCACACGACAAGCGACATCCTTATGCACGTAAATGTTGCCGCGTCAAAACAGAACGTTAAGTTGCCGATTGCTCGAGCGCCACCAACGTACTTTTTGGAAGACTTTGGTGGGTGTATGTCGATTGATCAGTTCCGCGCAATTGGCATTGATTCGATTCCTGTCAAAGTGCTCACAGAACCGTGCCTGAGCTATCCAATCGCAATTGAAGGGTGGAAGCAAGACGACCAGAAGGTGCTGACTACTAAAATGTCCGGGCAAAAAGAAACACAGGAAGTCACCCGTGGCCTGTATCACGAATTCTACGAGAAACACGCCAAAAATACGCCGACAGACGAGCCGACAAAGCGAAGGAGGCAGCAGAAGGTTACTGTAAGAAGCGGTCCGCTTGCGAGTTTCATCAGGCAGCCCACCGTCGTGGAGCCGACACAAAGTCACCCGATGGATGACGTCGAGCCAACGGTAACCTGATGCTACAGCCCGCCTCGCAGTTCGCTGCGGTGTGCACTCGCACGGTCAGAGGAAGCAGCACGAGACGACCGACAATCAAGTCTCGTTTCATGGCACCGTCTTCAACAACACGAGCGTCAGCGTACTCAATATGATCTCCAACAAATTCTGCGATGTGTCGTGCTACATTGATGATCGGCATAATACGGTTTACAAGGAACGCTAGCATTTGAAGGCTGCGTTGGCGCAGTGCTATTTTCGCTACGCTTTCGATATTGCGTAGTGCGGAAGCATATGTCATCTGTACCAGGATGCATATGTCCATCTTTTCCGTCAATGTAGCGTTCTTGTACATGGTCTCAATGTAAATCAGGTCCTGCTCGCGCACCTTGCGGCTGCTGTTAACAATGTCGTAAAGTATCGGCTGTAGCAGCAGTTCAATTCGGGTGCTTTTCATAGGTGCAGGTATGTATAGGAATTTAAGTTTTCTAATACGGCAGAGCGTTGCTGAGTACGGTATTCATAGTTAAACCCGTTTTTTTGGTGTCGGTACGAAGCTGCTTGCCGATGGCAAGTTCCGGTTCCTCGACTACCGGATTCTCGTAAATTGACATGGGTGTGTCGAATAGCCCGGGCCCTTCCTTAGACTTGGTAATTTTGCGAATCTTTTCTCCGTTTACCGAGCGCATCTTATTTAGCAGCGGCATGTTGGCCTCCTCGCCTCGGCGCCGTGCGATCGGGACCTCCAGCTTGTACTGCGCTAGCCCGTCAGTTGCCACCATCATCTTTTGTCGCAAACGGTTGTTTTCGGTCGCTTCAATGAGCTGCTTATTCGCATCGAGCAGTTTTGACGCGCTGGAATTTCCGGCGACGCCCTTGGCCGCCTCGAGACTGGGCTGCAGCGGTTTCGACGGCATCTTGAACTCCGACGATGAAATGTTTGTCTTGGCAAAGACAGCCAACGACAAACCAGTATCACTCTCGTTGCTGGCAACCGAGAACAGTGGATTGATCATATTAACCGGCTTCGCTTGCTGAATGTTGTTGTCAGTCTTTGCCTTTGCGTTATTCGCCTTATTGACAGTTTTTTTGAGCTCTACCGGCTTAGCATTAACGTTTTTGGGAACGTTAGGGACGGAAATATCGTTTTTGCGAACGTTAGGGACGGAAATATCGTTTTTGGGAACGTTAGGGACGGACGCCCGCGCTGTGCTTGTCGCCGTAGTTTCTTTCTTTAGCGAACTCTCACACACGGCCGGTGGGTCTTCGATCGTGCTAGGCATGTACATGACGCAGTAATAAAAGAGCGCACCGAGTACGAGCCCTGCTATTATACCGAGCACGACAACCATCGTTGTTCGGTCCTCCGAACCTCCCGCATCTGCGGGCATATCTATATTTTGACCACCCTTCAATTGAACGGGGTTTCCGTCGGACCGCAGCATTTGAATGATTGAATCAATGTCGGAGTTCTTCGGCATGTTTAAAGATTACAAGATATTTTTTTACCACGATCGGAGAAACGGGCGGGGGCAACGGGTGGGGGCAACTAAGAAAGCCTTGCTCACACCCCTGTCCTCACAATAACGACGCCTGTTTGAGCACAGTACGCATCGATTCTACTCCGCCCAGTTCTCTTCATACGCATTGGCATTGCCGGTGCCCCCCACATTTACCGATCCGACGGCTTCCGATCCGCAGGCTTCCGAACCGACGGCTTCCGATCCGACGGCTTCCGATCCGAAGGCCTCATCGGCAGCAAGCTCAGACACGGAGGCCTCGTGCATTGGCGTGTCCAGTATCATATCGAAGTCACGTTTCTTGCCCTTGTTCGGAAAGACCATGAGCTCGGTTGCGATAAGGTCCATGCCGTAACCCAGCCCCGAAATCCACACCCCTCCACACTCCACGATCGGGATCACATGTGAGCCGGCCGTCAGGCAAGTCGGATCCGAGTCGACGAAAGAAGTGTCGTTGATGCTACGAAGGATGCGCGTCTTGCGGTTGCCGTTGGCAATAATCTTGATCTTGATCTTGTGTGGGTACTTACCCTGCTCGTCTACCTTCAAAAGGCGCTTCATGTCCTTCTCAATCTTGCTGTCGCTTGGCGACTTGCCCGGCCACCACACTTCGCGCTTATCTTTCGCCGTAGTTTGCAGGACGGTGTCGAGACTGTCAATGAACGCAGTCAGGTCTTCGCCGGTCGTGTTTAGCTGAAGCTTGAGCTTTCCTCCGGGTCGGCTCATGATTTCCTCCACCGTGGTCCCATCCTCGAGCTCAAATCCGAACGGCGCAGTCATTTTCATGCTCTGGGGGCAGAGCTGGAAGCGCGGCGCGGACCAGTCGGATGAGTTCTTATCAACATAGATCATGGACGAGCCCTTGCGGTTGCGCATCTCCTGCGGGTTCTTGAATACCCATTCGTGCACGTCCACGTTGTCAAAGAGCACGTTCTGGCGCTCGCCGCTAAGGTCCTTCTGTTTGTGCGCCATAATGTTGTTCAGATGATGTTTTATATGGATTTTTTTTGTTTCAAACATTGACTTTTCGAGGATGCCCTGACATAGCAGTGGATGACGTCAGGTAAGTTCCTATGAGAAAACGCCAGGCCGAAAAAAGCCGAGGGCCATGCCGAAAAAAAGCCGAGGGCCATGCCGAAAAAAAGCCGACGGCCCAGGCCGAAAAAATGTTCGGCGGGGCAGGTCGAAAAAAGGCCGATTAGCACACCACTGAGCGTCCAAAAAGTGCGCCATAATTTGGCCAACAGGCGCGCCAACAAGCGCCAACACTAACAAACAAGCGCACCAACAATCACCAACAAGCGCACCAACAATCACCAACAAGCGCACCAACAATCACCAACAAGCGCACCAACAATCACCAACAAGCGCACCAACAACCACCAACAAGCGCACCGGGGGTCGGTCGATAGTGCACAAGTAGGGTTCAAGTAAGCGATAATACTGACCGTCGGGCACTAGTGGTATTTGTGCCGCTAGTCGCGCATATTAAGCCGATGCAAGAAGCAGTGCTGGAATGAGTTATCATGAATAGAAAGGTATCGCCCAAAAGGATCAGCGAAACGCAGGTAATGGAACCCGTTCAGTTCCGCAAAAGGGTCTACGATTACCTCCGGCGAGGGGTAATAACCCGCCTTAAAAGCCGCCTGGTTCTGTACCAGACGCGGTGCACGCATTTTAGCTTCACAAAGCATTTGTGTGTCATCTTGTACGAGCTCGTGCTTCACCGGTTCCGAGTAGGCGAGAATGAGTGTCTGGTGTGTGGTCTTGTTCTCGATCGTAACCGACCATATCGCCGTGTTCTTTGTGCGTTCCTCGGTTTCTGGAGACATCATCGAAGAAGACGGGAGCCAGATCTTGAAATCGTGTTCGTCAAACATATTGACGTCGGGCCGCGACTTGATGTACGGAGCGTACTCCTTAAACCGGCACTCGTAAAACCGCTCAACGTATGGATACCCATCTGAGTAAAGATATACCACGGGCTCAAATTTGAGGGTCATGTGCTGCATTTGGTGTTGCGGCGTGTCGAGTTGGCACCTGTGACGAAGAATGTGGGTGGCTGAAGTTATACACCGCTTCCTGATTGACAGGCGCGAAATGTTATTACCGAATTATGAAATTGTCGATGCTTGGTATGTTCTGATTGATGGGCGGCATTGAGCGCATCATGTTAGTCAATTCATACATTCTTTGCGCATGGATGTTGAAGGCCAGGCGCTGCTTCAGCGATTCAGTAAAGAGGCTGTCAATATTCTCCGCCGATAAATTGCATGACTGAAAAAGCTGAAGACTTTGTGCATTCACAATTTCGCTTACCCACGGCGCAAGAACTGAGTACTTGAACATGCTACCGCCGACGAGCAATGAGAAGTTTTGCTTGTATAAAAATACAATCTTCAGACCTTGTGTGAAAATACATTCTTCAGGCTCTTCTTCCAATGAACGCGTTGACATTGTGCCAAAAGCTCAATTACTCGGACCGCGTTGTTTGACTGGTAGAGAGGGAGGGTACGCGGCAACGGACGGTACGCGGCAACGGAGGGCGCGCGTCGGGGTGGCGGAGGGTGCGTGAAGATCGAGGGTCGCGTGACAACGAGGGTGCGCGATAGAGCAAGTACGAACCGTGTAGCGCGCCGACAGCGGAATTCCTTGGAACGCGTTTTACTTGCAGGACGAGGGTGCGTACGCTGCAACGGAGGGCACGCGGCAGCGGAGGGGACGAGGCAACGGAGGGCGTGTGAGGACCGAGGGCCGCGCGACAACGAGGGTGCGCGATAAGAGCAAGTACGAACCGTGCCGTTTGCCGCGTCTTCGGCAATTTGACAAGCACAGGTTGCCGATTCAGTAGGTAAAAGGTAGCAGTAGAGCCGCCGTCGTCGCCGTCGTCTGTGGGAGTCGTGCGCCTTTGCACCAGGGACCTCTGGTGGATATCCGGCCGGCGAGTGCAAGTCAGCTGCGTATGTACAATAACCTGGCTGGCGCACATTCGTTATCTATTTGCATATTCGGAAAACATTTGCATCTTCACTGTAAAGCACTCGTACATTCACTGTAAAGCACTCTTTAATTAAGCACATTCACTGTAAAGCACTCTTTAATTAAGCACATTCACTGTAAGAAGGTTTTCGTGCTTTAAGAACGCCGTATATATTTAAGAACGCCGTATAAGAACACCGTATAGAAAAATACCAGAACGAGAAGCCGTATAGAAAATACAGAACAGAAAATACAGAACGAGAAGAACTCGACTGAAACCGTTCTAGATTTTATCGGACTGGCGCAGGGGCGGGCATACGACAGGGGCGGGGACTCCTTATCGCGCACCCTCGTTGTCGCAAACCCCTCGGTCCCCACGCGCCCTCCTTGTCGCGTACCGTCCGATCCGACGGCGGCGGCTCTACCTTACTGAATCGGAAACCTGTGTGTGCTTGTCAAGTTGCCAAAGACGCGGCAAACGACACGGTTCGTACTTGCTCTATCGCGCACCCTCGTTATCGCAAACCCCTCGGTCCTCACACGCCCTCTGCCGCCTCGTCCCTCTGCTGCCTGCGTTTTCTCCGTTGCAGCGTACGCACCCTCGTCCTGCAAGTAAAGGTCCAAGGAATTGCGCAGTCGGCGCGCTACGGTTCGTACTTGCTCTATCGCGCACCCTCATTGTCACGCAACCTCAGCGCTAACACGCCCTCCGTTGTTGCGTACACACCTGTCGCCGCGTGCCCCCCCGTTACTGCGTACCCTGCTTTGTCGCTTTCTGCCGCTAACAGCCATACGTTGAGATCGTCAACCGCGTCGACATCGCAATGCGTGCCCAAGATATTGACGACGATGATTCGGATGATTCGGAGGACGATGTTCCATTCCATGAGCTTAGACGCCGAAAAGCCTTGGCGCTATCAGTGAAGCAGAAACGGGGTCAAGAGGTTCTGCAGCTTGTATTGTCGAAGTATAAAACTCACTTCGCACCGCTCGGCGTCAACATGAGTCAATTCTCTTGTCTCGCAAAATTTGCGAGCCTTAAGCTGTACAATTCATGCAATGTAGAGGCGGTGCTACCGACGGAGCGGCGCCTGCTTCGGCGCCTGGACCCGCTGCAGCAGTGCCGGGCCTACTATGTCCATGCGCGTGAAATGAATGAATTTAGCAAAATGATCCACTCAATGCCACCCCCTGATCAGCAGTACAAAAATACTTTGCCAAAAATCGAAAATTACATATTCCGGTAATAACGTTTCGCGTCTGCCAATCAGGGAGAGAGAGGTGTATAACATCACCCAACCACGTTGTTTTTACAGGTGCCAACTCGTTACTCTTGAAGATCACCGCATTCACGTTGCCCTTCGATTTGAGCCAATGCTCACAAGCCGGCCTGTGTGGAGTTTTGGCTGCGTCCCCATGAGTCCTATCATTGGATGCCAGTTTAAGGAGGACCCTCCTTTTATCGTTGATGCTGATGAAGATTTGATGAAACCATATGAACCATTCAGGATCTGGATCCCGTCCTATTCGAGCTTGCCCGTGGCGTGCCAGATCGGGACAGCAGTTTGGAAAATATCGGTTGAGGACAAGACCACGCACCAGTCCATCATCCTCGCCTTCTCGAATCCGATGCGCTACTCGGAACCGGTGCAAAATTCATTCGGCTACAGTACATACGGCATGCCACGCGACGCAACATTGTCGCACGCACCGCTTCTGACAGCAAATTCGGCGGCTTTCAAGGCTGGTTATCATGCCCCGCCAAGGGTACTTATGCACGATTGCAAGAAAGGCCAAAATCATTACCTCGATTTCTCGGAGCCTTATCCACATTACGGAGTATGCCTTTCTCTCCATAACCACTCGTTCCAACACTGCCTCTTACAGCGGCTGAATTGGCAACCTTACTTGTCGGCTTAGATGAACCTTACTGGCAGCCTTAGTTGATGCCTGGTGTGCTGTCGACCCCTGGTGTGCTGTTGACCCCCGGTGCGCTTGTTAGTGCGTTTGTTGGTGGTTGTTAGTGCGCTTTTTGTTTGTACTGGCGCAATTATGGCGCGCTTGTTTGCGCAATTGTGGCGCGCTTGTACGTTTGTTGATTGTTGTTGGTGCGCTTTTTGTACTTGCGCGCTCATTGGTGCGCTTGTTGGCAAAATTGTGGCGCGCTTGTCGTACGCTTGGTCCAACTTAAAACAAGAAGCTGCCGTCTTGGCCTTCACCGTTTTTTTCGACCTACTGGGTTTTCTTCGGCCTGGCCCTTTGCTTGCCTTTTTTTGTCGGCCTGGCCCTTTTTGCCCGTCGCCGCCCACCGGCTATTTTTTCGGCCTGCCTTTTGCCGCTCGTCGGGTTTTTTTTCGACCCGCCCGCCGGCTTTTTTTCGGCCTGCCTTTTGCCGCTCGTCGGTTTTTTTTGCCGCTCGTCGGTTTTTTTTCCCGACCTGGCCCTTTCCCGCCCGCCGGCTATTTTTCGGTATGCCCTTGTCGTTATTGACGCCACACGTAAGTCTCACAAGCGTCAATTCTCACGCACCCTGTCTCTTAGCCCAACGCTCGGCTCGGTGATTTTGAAGTATCGTTCCTCACAGCGATCAAGCGTAAAGGGTCCGCCATGCTGTTCGACCCGACGTGCCATACACACCACATTTGGTTTGCTTTTGCTGCGCAAGATGTGTTGCCATAGGCGCTCGAGCACGTATCCCTGCGACCCTCCGTAGTCCTTGATCTCTAGCAGATACTTCATTAAACAATGATAGACTTCGAGGGGATGTGATAGAACAAGATCCTTGCTCGCCGCAAACTGTGCGCTGTATGTAAAACAGATTTTGCCTGTTGGGCGCGGCACGCTGCAACGGTCACACACATACTCAGCTAGGCTGCGCCCATGAAGATACTCGCCCTGATTCCTTATATCGGCCTCCGCAATGCGACTAAATTTCTGGACGCCTTCGTCAAACTCGTCCGGATCTATTATCTGCAGAGTGCGCGAGTCAAGCTCGTATGATCCGGCTCTGTTTGACGGTTTTTTTGGCCGGCCCGGTTTGTACTGTATTGAAAGAGATTTAAAAAGATTAGAGATCGGGACACTGGCGTCGGCGACAAAGTTTTTGTTATGCTCGATAGGATCGCCCTGACAGAAAACGGTCTCATCGGAGAGACTTTCGTACCGGGAGATAATGTGACTAAGGTACGTGTGCCCCTCGCGCCCAATGTTTCGCAGTACAACCTGTTTTATCTTAGGATCCAGACCCGTGAGCGCCGACCCCTTGTTGTAAACAGTGATAAGATCGAAGTGTTTTAAGAGGGGGGTCAACCAATCCAATCTTTCCTGGTATCGCGCAACAACAAGCTCACGCATTCGATATTTTATATTGTTATATTTTCTACATCAAACGTTTTAAAAGCATTGTCGTGGTCATGCTCTGAAATAGCATCACCATACTCATGACGACAATAGCTGCGACTGACATTACCGAAACCATATCACGGGTGTCCATATCATCGCCGTTGCCGAGTGCAAGCATCTGTTCGATCAGCGTATGTGGGGCTACAATGAGTTGGCTGGGTTCACTGAGACGAACATCCGCCGGGTTGGGTAGCGCAAGCTGGCTACCTAGCATCCGCTTCGGCACCATGATCATTTCCTCCGATGGGCTTTGCAGTGACGGGACTAGAGACTTGGTGCTTTGACGTGCTATCTCGTCGATCATAGACGCAAATGGGTTCAATTTGGCGTTGGGTAACATGCAAAGCAATATACTACGGGATTATTTTAGCTCAACAAAATCGGACGCACTTTTTTGCGAAACTCTTTGAAGGTGTCGTTGTCCGGAAGCGTCAGGCACTTACTCGCCTCGGGGTGAAAGCAGCCAATTATGGACAAATAATACATATCGTCACGGCTGAGGTGCGGGTTCCGCGATCCAATCTCGTTATTGAAGGTATCGACGTCGGCTCTTTTTTTGTTTCTCGCCGAGGTTTTTTGAAACAAGCTGCTCATTTTTTGAAAACGAATCTGCTTGCGGACCGCCAGCTGGACTGTTGCCGCCTGAAACGTGGTTGGTAAGCACTCGATGCTAGATAGCGTAGGCGCAAATTGTTCGAAATTGCGTTCCAGCTCGGTGTCGATGACAAGCTGTATTTGTTCCTGCGAGTAGTCGCCCGGTTCATGCGCAAAGACCTTTTCGGCACCCTTAAAGACGTCGTTGAACTCATCGCCTTTTGCGACAATAGGGCACCTTTTTATTCCGTAATTGCCTGCGTACAGTCGAACCTGGTTCTTCGGGAATACAATGCCCTTTTGCTTCATGTTTACGGCGTGCTGCACGACAATGCTGGCGGTGCGGTAACTGTTGTCGGATAGTTCTCGCAAATCGCTTGTGTACCTGGACGGCATTGCCTCAAATGATCGCACTAATAGTACCTTCAAACTCTTCTTGGGCGTGGAGGTCGTCGCCCACAGCCTTGCACAGTTCATTGGATCTGCGGAAGTATCGTCGATATCCGAAGGGTCCAACACGTATAAGTGCACCTTCAAAATGTTCGCCATCACCGGTAGCACACAGGTCTCGAAATGGAAACGCTCAGCGGCGCAAACGCTGATGCACTCTTTGTTCTCAATCGCTCGCTTGACGGCCAAGACCCCCTCGTGCTGCTGCGCCCACGGCGGCATACGTTTCCCGTTTTCACATGCGCTTCTGCATCGTACGCAAATTGACTCCAGCTGCGGCAATCGTGGCTGCTCTAGTATCTGTGGGGCTTTCGACGGCTTTTCGAACACACGCAGCGCCGATTGCACTGGTTTTGATTGTGAGCGATCTTCATTTTTGGTGCACGTCGTCTTCGTATGTTGTACCTCGTGCGATAGTGCCTCTGGCGCTTGCTTGCGTTTATGCAGTAGCGACGGGTGAAGCCGTCTTGGATTGCGCGTACCCATTTCACGCTATAAAATGACTTTGGTGTTTAGACGAGACAAAAAAAACGCTTCTGATGCACATCAAGCACGAGAGGCGGATGGCGTTGGCAATGTCAGCGGCCTTGCAATCCGACGTCGCGTCCGCAAGGCACGGCTGCGTGGTCTTCGGAGAGCGAAACAAAGTGCTCTCGTCTGCGTGCAATCGACAAATACCAATGGTAAAACAACACAAACACTTCTATACGCTACACGCAGAGGAAATGGCCTTGATGCAACTGAGGCGCTCCGATCGACAAAAAGCACGGCACATTTACGTTGTGCGCCTCAAGGGCGGCGGCAACAACAAATTGGCAAATACGTGTGCGTTCAGCCGGCCTTGCGATCGGTGTCAGCGCAGGATTTGCGAGACCCTTAAAATACCGGTGTACTACTCCACCTAGCGGATTTTGCGAGCTGCACGTCCTTTGACTACCGGCGCATCTTTTGCTGTTTCAGGCTTGGATGCGTGAGGATTGGACGATTCAATCTTCGGCTCGCTAGCCTCGCTAGCAGCAGCGTTCGACTTTTGCAATTCGTCGTGTGTCTCGATGACAGGAGCGTCGTCCTCTAGTATCTCGACGATGGGCTCATCTCTTGATGTTAGAGCACGGGGTGGAGGCAACTCGATGATCTGCGGGGTCGTATTGTGCACCACTGGTTGAGAAGAAGGCACAAGCGGTGCAGTCGTCTTGGCCTCAGGTGGTTCAGACACGGCTGGTTCCAGCTTGATTGGCGCCTGTGCTTGTTGCTGTTTCTGGTGCGCCTCACGCATCTGCTTCATCGCTTCCATACGACGAGTCTCTAGCTCTCTTAGCTTTCGATCGAATGTCTGTTCGATGTCCTCGGGCGTCACCTGGTTGCTTGACACGCTTTGTTTAATCAGATCAAACTGCGTAGTGAGCGCAGTGATTTTGGCATGTGCGCTCCTATGAACGAAGAGTAGAATCAGTAGCAGCATAACGAATAGCCAAATCATTTGCATTATTTTTTGATGATTTGATGTAGCGTTGTGTTTTAAAAAAGGACTGCTGAACGCGCTATTATGCATTTTTAGTTCTTAAAGAGAAGCTTCCCGACAATGGGTTCAGTGCGCAGGAATACGCCGCGGTAATTTGTACTAAAAATGTTGTCGACCACCTTGTCCAATTCCGTCCTGCGTGGAAACAGTGTGCCAAGCGTCTTGTACATCGTTTCACGATATAAGTCGTCGGGACAGCACAAGCCCTCGAGGCTAACTATGGGCTCATAGTGCTTTAACTTGTCGTGGTACGCAACCATGATGCACACGGGCGACTGCGGATTTGTATCGTAAATAAACGTCGTCCCCTGCACGATTAGTAAAGATATACCCAAACGCTTGGACACAAAGTTGAGCACATACTCGTCAACAAAAGTGGTCGTTTGGCGTGCCTCGTCGTAGGGCATTGGCCTATCGCCACTATTTTCCTGACAGTGATCTGCAAACAGATTCCACTCGTTCTTGCGAATCAGCCACTGGCGCAGCGCGTGCCCAGTTTCCTGCTTAGTGTCGTCGTTGGCCGATTGCATGTTGTCAATGTTCAGTGCGTAGGCGAGGGAGTGAAACAGACATGATCCATCGGGTTGCACAAATACACGCGCAAATTTGTTGTCGAAGTACTGATGCCGCAGCGTTACGCCCTGTGAGGATAAAAGCATACCTCAATAATGGCACATAAATTTACTTTTCATACGACAGCGTTCAAATTACCTCTACTCCAGTTACGAGGTCGTTTTCGTGTAGGTCGTGTAGTTCTCTGATGCTGCTCTGTGGCGGCTGTTTCATAAATTTTTCACTTACAATCGAAAATTCTTTTACGTTTTGTCGACTCTGCTTACTGACTTGGCTTGGGAACCGTTTGCTTACGCGGGACGCATCCATCTCATGTGCGTTGCCCCCTGCTTGTACGTTGAACTCAGATTTTACGTTATCAAATGAGAACGTGCTTGCGGCGGCTACGGCCGTCGCAGCACTGGCCTGGCTGACCGATTCATCGGGAAGCGGCGACAGCGGATACGGCGGCTCGTTGTGAAGCAACGTAGGTACGGTTCGTGTGCTTGCTTTTGACTGCTCCTGCGAAACCGCAGACGCTTCGTTGGGACGCGTCGCAGGCACGGACGCAGCCGGAGTTAATGAGCTCATTGGTGATATCTCACCCCGCCGGCGCCGACTGGCGATAGCAAGAGACCGCGCCGTCATGGCAATGGTGTCGACCAGAAACGCTTGTCGATCACGGTGAGGGTATGTCCAATAGTGCCTATCTATGACCGCTGGCGCCTTTGTAGTTGCCATCATAATCTTATGCAGAAAGGTCTTCAGCTCTCCGTCAAGGTCGAAGCTCTTAAAGAGCATATCCGCATCGAGGCACGTCTGTTTGAATTGTACGAGCTCATCGTCGATAACGTTGTCGTTCCACGATCCAATGTCTTTCAGCCCATTGCGCCATTTTGTCGTGTCGTTGTTCGTTATATCATTGAGGTCGCTCATAACGAGCTCAAAGTAGTTCTGGAAATATCTTGCAAAGAGTTTTTCCCCAGACGATGGCTGGTTGGCAAAGACAGACATTCTTTGCTTTATAAGACGGATCTATTTCGCTGCCACTGAACGCAAAGTGAATTATCTTCACTCTATCTTCACTCTATTAGTTTTTAAAATGGTAGAAGTCAAAACCTTCTGCAATGCATTGCAGCCGATCATGCCGCTCTACCGATATGTCAGCGGACCGGAAGACACAATGGTCGGAGCGCAATACCTTGTCCCGGTAAGCGCACTCGGCAGCCAGAGTGCAGCCTTCTGTAACCTTCTTACTCTGCAGCCGGCCCAGACCGGCGTGTATAGCAACAACGAGCAACCGTATGAAGTCTTTGATAGAACCACGTGCTTAAATGAGACAAACAATACCGAAATCCCGTGTCTGCTCGTCCCCCGGGCCATTGGTCTGTCGCAATTCGGAATGCCTGTAAGGGACGTGCGCAACGAAGGTCTTCCGATTAGCAAAGATGCGATTTTGAACGCCGAGCTCTTTGACTGGCAGAAGACGGTGGTAGACCATGCGGAGGCTCGGCTGCGGTCGCCTCCCTATTTTGGCGGGGTTATCCAAGCCAGCTGTGGGCTAGGCAAGACTCTGCTTGCAATCGCACTGGCCATGCGTCTCCGCATTAAGGTAGCCGTGGCGGTCAACAAAGAGTTCCTCGCAAGCCAGTGGATTGATCGTGTGCAAACCTTCACGCGCAATCTAAGTGTTGGACGTGTACAAGGCGACAGGTGCGTGATAGCCGACTTTACCGTAGTGATGCTGCAGACCATCTCGAGTGGCCGGTACCCCCCCGAAACGTTTCAAAGCATTGGGCTGTTGATCGTCGACGAGGTGCACCACTTGCCTGCGCGTACATTTTCGCAGGTCGCTAAGTATTTCACCGCCAAAATGACACTCGGCCTGTCAGCTACATTGAAGCGCGGCGACGGGAACGAGCGATGCGTGTTCTGGCAGCTCGGGCCGCTGATAACAACCGTACAGCGCGAGCTTCCCAGGAGCGACGCCGTACAGATGAAAGTAAGCGTCAAGATTGTGCGAGGAGTAAAATCCGTTGAACCTACCCGCAACGGCCGTCTGGACCGGGTGCGTTTGATCACGCTCTTAGTTGACAATGCTCAGCGGAACGAGATCATCAATGAGAACTTAAAAACTGCCATTGATGAGGGCTACAACGTGCTAGTCATCTCCGAGCGAATCGATCAGCTAAAGCAGCTTACTTCGCTGCTCGGACGGGACAGTGCGTACCCGCTTCCGCTGGAGTACGTGGGCGAGCGCACGCAAAAGCGCCGGAAGCAGCGAGATAGCGGACTGCTTGAGTCGCCCCGTGTGGTCATGACCACAAAGCAAATGGCAGCCGAAGCGTTCGACTGGAAGGATTGCACGGCGGTGCTCCTAGCAACGCCCGTACCGGTAGGCGGAATACTCGAACAGATAATTGGTCGGTGTCAGCGCAGCGGCAAGGAAGAGGATTTGCGACCGCGCTTGATCATCGACATCGGGGACACTTCCCCAATCCTTTCCGGTATGACACGCTCGCGAAACTCTTGGTACCACAGAAAAGCTTACGCAATTGTTGGCTCGGCGTCAGACTCTTTGCCGCTCGAAGCGCCGGCGTAGCCACCCACGCCAAGTGCCGCAATAAAGACAAGAACGAGCGATATAATGAATAGCGCCCACGCTAGCAAAGCAGACGGTTGCGTACCAGTGTTAGCTCTGCACTCATCAGTCAGCGCTTCGGTGTCTCTATTCTTGTAAAGGAAGCCGAATCCGAGAGTGAGGTTGATAGCGCCCAGCGCGCTTACAAGAAGGGTCATACCGCCGATCATTAGTGAGTTCTTTTCGTTTGTGGGGATCGTGCCTGCCCGGAGCAGGTTGCCGCTTAATCGCCACATATTTCGCAAATGCACAAGCAGCGCGACGCATGCGACCGAAATGAAGACAATATTTGCTATCTGAAAATTCCCGAACGAGTCTTTGGTGATACGACAGCCATATACGCCCATTTTTGCATGATTCTCGTAATCGCACGCTTCGGCGTTCACTGCAACAATGATTGCCGAAATGATCACACCCACCATTAAGAGCGGAATCGTCCAGAAAAGCAAACGCCGTATCATTACGCTTCTGATTTGAAAAGATTCGGACCCACCAATTAGCCCGTGTGGCATTAATCTTTGCATTGAAGACCGCATCGCTTTTGACTTAAATGTTTTAAAAAAATGCAAAAAGAGCAACGCAAAAATTATCTACTAAAAAAAGTATTTACGCAGCACAGAACGATACTCCCTCGACCTGTGGCGCATTGATTTTGCGGACCCGGGTGTTTCTTCTTTCCCTGTGCGGTGTCCTGTAGCCATCCGTGCGATTTCAACCCCCGTCACAAGAATATATTTTAGGAACGGTGTTGGTAAGTGGCGGGTGCGCTTGCGCTCCATCTACGGGGCTTTGGCAACATCTAATCGACTAGCGCAACCTTCATCTCCGTGTTCAAACGAATTACGCGAGCATTGTGGTGCACCTCTTCGACCTGCATGCTCTGCATTTCGCCAACCAGCTTTGCGCTTTTCTGCTTTAAGTTTTTTCTGATCTCCTTCAGATTCTCCGTCATTTCTTTTTGTTGATCTATCAGTCCCATCACGTCCACCGCTAGATCCTTCAATACGCCGTCGGAATCGGTGTCCATATTATCTAGATAGTTCTGAGACAGTTAGTGATAAACATTTCTTACGAATGAACGAGCACTTTGGCTATCGAATTCGTTACAAATAGCCGGAGTTCATTGTCGTGACATTCGCGCACCAAAACTCGCACCAATGCCCATTTTTGCAAGGGGCACCATCTCATTGTCTAAGTTATCCGGCGCCCCCTGCACGTTCAACCAGAAGGTCAAGAAGGAAAGAATCGCAATGACAATTGTGACGAGCAATCCGAACCACTGCGTCTTCGTTGGTTTGTACCAACGAACACATTTCGCCTTACTCGCCAAATCGATCGAGCACGCACTGTCGTTGCTTGCAGTTAGCACGTAGCAGTACCATGCGATGACGTAAGACAGCACAAGCCCGGTAAGACCCAGGACTTGCCCTTTTCCAAAATATGGACGTTTCTCCCCCATTTACCCCATTTACTTACTAATCAAAATTGCAAGCGGCCCATCATGCTACGTGCATTTTTCGACGATGGCGCCAACGTGTTCACCGAATACGGCCAACGTGTTCTTGATATCGAAGGGCCAGCGCTCACTCTTTGTTGCGTATCGCGTTGCCAACGCGTTGAGCAGCATGTATGTGTCGGTCTGGGACAAGCGGAGTAGTAGCATTGCATCAGTGCCAAGCTCGGTCAGCGCAGGCGCAAGCGCTTTCGTGATCGCACTCGTTCGGATGAACTGGTACTCGCTTGGTGCAAACACCGGAAGCCAGCATGCGTTGTCCGCAAACGTTGACGCAGATGTAGACGCAGGTGTGGACACGGGTGTGGGCGCAGCAAGGCGCGCACTTGTCACCCCTGCGTACTTTGAGACTTCCGAACCGTTTATCACCGATGAAACCATGGCGAAGAATATTTCTTGTGATGCTAGCGAGCATGCGCGAGCCTGGTTCGGTACATGCCCGTGGAATTGCAGGGTGTTGAATTGCGGTAACCAACCGAAACGATTGTGAAAGATTGCATACACCGATACGCTGAGCTCTACTTTCTTGCTTTTCTTCAAACGCAACATGTCAATATGGGCGACAAGGTAACTCTTTTTTTGCATTAGATGCTGCACCTGCACCATGTGCCCACTGAGAAGCGCATGACTGTACATTGCATTATGGTACTGGCCTTTTTGGCGCAAGATCAGAGCATCGCCCTTCTTTATTGTTTCAATGTTGACGAGCTCGTACTGCGACTCTGGCGGAACCTTGACGCCCACCTCAAGACCGTCCAAATTAATTTCGCGCACGTGAAAGTTCTTCTTGATCCACGGAGCCGCACCTCGCAGCCACTCGCCGTCGTTCTGCGCCTCGGGAAATCTGGGCGAGCCGTACGCCACTTTGACGCCGAAATTGATCGAGTCGTATGCGGTGCCAAGGACTTCGTACTCCATGATGGTATTCGAAAACGTTGCGCTCAGCAATGCGTACACAGGGTTCGGCGAAATCCGTTCGATCGCAAGCTGCCGGGTCAGATCTTTGTCATTTTGCATGACACCGACAAGCTCGTCCGGGATCTCCAGGCCGACGTACATCGGAGGGTAGTAAATTTCGGTCCAGCGTGCAGCAATTAGCTCTTTAGCCATCGAGAGCAACTTGGCGCTTTGCGAGGTGCCGGTGTCGCAACACCGCGCCGCATCAATAATTATCTTAAAGTAGTTGTTCGCTAACTGGATGTCCTTCACACGGTCAACAAGCGAGCCGGCGCTCTGCAGGCAAACCTGACCATGTTCGTCGGCAGTTGGAATTGCGAAACCGTTTGTACGTGGTTTCTTCGTCCGCCTTTCGTCAGCGTTGAGCTTGCGGTACTCGAGTTTGCCTTCGTATACGCCATTAGGAAAGTCAGTGCCAGAATGAACCCACTTGCCTTGTACTACGGGTTCCACGACGAGGTCATTTACCTCGAATTTGTCCACGAAGTACGGTTTGCGCAACATCGCCACCTCTAAATCGCCGACGTCCGACATGGCCCCGAACACTTCAAGAGCGACGCAGTGAAACTCAAGTGGCTCGCACAGTTTCTTGAGCACGATTTCCTTCGGCGCCGTATCGTGGTAAAAGACTTCGTATGTGCGCAACATCTTCTCGGCCTCACTCATGTCCGCATGAAACACCACCTTGCCCTGCATAACATCTATCCGGCTGTGGTACGCACGCAACGCTTGCTCGAATGGTCCGTGCACCGGCGTCTTGAAAGGCGCGTCCGCAATCATTGACAACGCTAAGCTTCGCACAGTTACATTCAACGTTTCGTACATGCGAGTGACGAACGTTTCAGAGTGTACGTCGACATCGAGCGGGGAAAACAGATTCGAACGCTGCTGAGAGGTGCTGTATTGCTTCGGCGCTAGGCGGATCACGTCGCAACAGATAAGCACGAACACCTCTGGATACCGCGCAACGTCCGGAAGCTTCGCATCATCCTTACAGACGACGAGGTCCCGCATTTGCCGCACGTCCGAGCATGCTAAGGCAGTGTCCCACATGCCAATGATGCACCCGAGATGGTCCTTGCTGCGCAGGTAGCTGCCCAGCTGCTCGCGAGAATCGCTGACAAAAAGGTGCATGCTGCCGCAGCGCGGGTGTTCAAGACGTAGCCGTAGCAGCGAGAACACCTTCATCCGTCCGGCGACGACTCCTCGTGGCGAGTCCTCCTCGATGGTGTAGCGCAGGGCTTCCCCATCAACCCAGTCTGGCAGGATCTTGCGATCGCCCCGCACACGGCGCCTGCAAATCGCCATTTAGTGCCTAGTGCTCTGACTGGGTACCTTTCTGAAAAAAAAATACTTTTTCAGTGCTCTGACTTTGTGCTCTGACTAGGTACCTTTCTTTAGCGAAATTGCTTTTTAGTGCTCTGACTAGGTATTTTTTTAAGCAGAAGTACTCGGCAAAGCGTCTTCTGAAAACTTTAAGATGAAGCCGATGTCGTCGACTATCCGCCTGCAGTCAGGCACCCGTGTTTGGATTCCGCTCAACTCCGGCGCTCGGGTACCAGCCATGTTCGTCGAAAAAACGCAAGATGTCGATCTCGTAAACATGACGTACGAGTCGTACTACAACTATGCGCCAAACGCGCACACAACTGTCTTCAGTGTCTTCATAGGCGGCGCCGAATGCATGTTCGTCCGCTCAATCCCACCGATCGTCCGGCCAATTGCGTTCAGCAGCGTTGTTAAAAAGCCAATCGCCGCCATCGTCGCCATGAACGGCGCCGATGAATAATACACGCACCTACACGTTTAGAAAGCGCACCTACACGTTTAGAAAGCGCACCATTTATCTGCACCGACGGCGGTGTGTGCCAACAATGATGCCAAATAGGATAAAGTAAATGATAAGCAGGAGAAGCGCAATTGACAGCACACTCAGTGCACCTGATGGTGATACCATCCCTTTTTCGTTTTTTTGTCATAAATGTTTTTGCACTAAAAAAATCTTTCTCTACAGAAACTAAAGAATGCCTCGTCGTTCCGCGAGTGGGTCTCGAAAGAATGTATATTTGTTGTGGTTAGGCCTGGGTCTCGCAGCAATACTCGTTGTTGTGGGCATCGTCATAGCTATTGTGATGTCTGGCAACGAGTCGGACAACACCGGCACCGGCACCGGCGGCAGCGGCGGCTCCGGGGACAGCGACGACTCCGTGGACAGCATCGACAGCGCGGTTGTCCCGGGTTTACCCGCTTGCCTCAGCGGCGGCTACGGGGGCAGCAGCGCCGGCGACTACGGTTACGAACTAGACACCGGAAATAGTTTGACTGTAACAACCAATGCACAAGGATTTACTTTGTTCAACGATCAACCAGTTATAACTCCCTTACAATGCGCGGCATTATGTGAAGTTACTCCAAATTGCTGGGCATATATGTTCAGTTTTGAGAATGACAACCAAAGTTATCCCGTTTGTGAACTCAAAAGCAAGTTCATAGATGAATATTCTGTCAGTAAATTTCAAAGTTCAGCTTCAGAGAAGAATTTACACAAAACTGGGGAGTTATGTGATGCACCCGAGATATTTTATGCTAGAGATTCAGCTAATAATAATCAACTTGCTGATAATTATTATATTCAATATGGTAAACTTGGTCAACACAGTAAAAGTAGCTTTAAAAATTATCATGATGATATAGTTACTTTTGGTCTACTCGATGATAATGCAGGAACTGAAGACATAACCGTAAGAGAAAACCCTATTTATCGAGACCAAGCCATTCGAAAATGTGAACAATACTGCAATGATGAACCAGGTAATGCCTGCGTAGGTTTCGAACTTGATATGTTACAGGGGAATTATAACGGCTCTCCTTTTAGCTATTCCAATCAGTGGCGTTGTGCATTGATGCAAGAGGGTGGTATAGGTCTTTCTATACATAGGAATGATACAAATGACCGAAATAGTTGCGATTGGAAAACAGATGCATCTAGTTCTTTCCCTAGTGATCTAGGCGATTGCACAGTCGTTGGGATACGAAATAATAAGGTGCGTACTGGATAATGTTTCTGCCGTTGCTGGCAAGTAGTACGCATTTATTGTAAGTCTACCGCACCAAAGCACCTGACAAGGGGGCGCTTGTCGTGCACTATTTTGACGAGCAGATAAACCTTGTAACAAACTAGCAATAGAATTGGAACAAATATGTACAAGTAAGTTAAAAGCGGTATGGTCTTCTGGCGTACCATGAAGCTACTGATACTTGACAACGATATTCTATAGCGCACATCTACAGATTGTTCACAATTTCGCAAAAACGGATGAGTACCAAAAAGGTGAGCACCGCCGCCCGGCTGAGAGTGGCGTGTTCGAAGACAAAGCAAACGAGAACGGTTGTCGATAGCACCTCAATCAGCGCCCGCGGCCCCAGGTTGAACGTCTCGCCAAAAGTACACGTTGACTGGAAGTGATTAGTCATTACCTGCCGCTCAACGTCTTCCGGCGAGGTCTGCAGAGCCGCATAGATGTTCGGCATGGCGACAAATAAGATAATTGCCAAGAGCGACACCGCGGGCATTGCCTCCGTGACTTTTATTGATACGGCCGGTGCGAGTACACAGACAACAAACGGCATTGCGACGCTGAGATCGCTGAGATCCATACGCTGCCTCGTTTCGCTGACAGACGCTATTAATTTTTTTCGATGGCCATGTAAGGTTCGAATGTTCTGGCTAGAACGCGCATTTGCGGAACGGCACGTCGATTCGGCGACGTTCTCTAAAATCGCAATCTATCTGCTGCCACGGAGACCGTACACATCTTACATCAGGTTTACTAGCCGCCGTCCGTACGACAACAGTTACACAACCAACGCAGACGAAACCGTTTCGACGACTAACAGCGTTCAGGTACGGGTCACTACTTCCATAAACGACACGACCAACAGTAGCATTATCACTATCCTATCCGAAGCAAACGTTTGCTGGCGCTGGTGGCCATCGCTGCGAATGGTTTACCAGTGCTGTGCGCTTCCAAACACACCCGCCGGCCGGCACCGAGCGCGACAATTGTTGATCAAACACGCAAGCTTGACCTCATACGAGAAGGCGCTTACGATGGATAGCATCCACCGGATGTCCATGCACAACCTGAAGCGCAATCTTGTCAGCGCAGTGGCCGTATATAACCGTAAGCTGGCCCTTCGGCACTTCGGTTTCGATAACAGTGTCGACATAAGCATCGTATCCGGAAACGGAAACTTGTTGATTTCGATCCCGCTTGGCATTGCCGACGCCGTTGTCAAGTTACCGTGCGCTGGCAGGTTCTACCGTGACACCGAACGATCGCCATGGGGCTTGTTCTTGAGCGACGATGGATTCCGAATGCGTGTGGTGCACCCGATGCTGCGATTCAGCGAATACGACGAGACCAAAACTGAGTGTCGATGCGAGCTCGTCTCGAAATCTATTAACCATGCATGGACGCAGCACGTGTGGAATCGTGTTAAGGAAGAAGTCAGCGCACGCACTGGCACGGAGTCGGTGTCCTCCATCCCAACGCCGACCGACCATGCGCCCTTATCTGTCAGCTCGCGGCGGCGTCGCACATTGCGTCGGACACGAAGGCCAACGTAGACAACAAAATAGGAGCTCACAAAGAACTGATATCGGGCGATTATTGACGACTTGTGGATGTTTCAACTGATCTCGTTCTTTAGAGTGAACGCAAGAGGCAGCACCAATCCAATCGCAGCGCTCCTGTTCACGAGCGGCCATTTCGACTTAAAATCGTCACCAATGAGAAAGGCACCCACGACCGC